CTTGATCATATGAATTTTTCTGCCAAAGTATATTTATTTTTTTTGGATCTAGTGGAACTTTGCCTGGTATTGAGGTACATATTTGTACTTTATCTAATAGGTCTTTGGATACATGTTTTTCTAACAGTTCATGCTGTATCTCAGTTGCGCCTCTAGGTTCCATTATTTTTTTGTAAACGCTTCGATATTTACTCTTGTCACTTTTATTTCTAAGTCCTGTCTAAAATCATCTTTTGTAGTATCAGTATTTGGATCTGCTACATCAGCATCGAACTCTTCTTTACTAGCGTAAATTTTTCCAGTTCTTTTGTGTTTTATGATTTCTTTTGCTTCTGCAGGTATTCTAGGTAAATCACTCATAATTATCTTCCTTGTCTGTTGTATTTCTTATACATCCTTTTTTCATTTTTATTAAGTCTTTTTTTATGTCTACCAGGTCTTTTTTTTCTTGTTGAACCCTTGTATGTATTTACACCAAATAGTGGCTTTTTCTTACCCATTTTCTTGAGATCTATCTATCTGTGCATAACTAACAATACCTTGTATCTCATCAGCTGTGCCAGCTGTCATTTTAAGAACATCACTCTCTTCTAATACTAATGTTTCTTGGATTATATTTTCAACTGTGTTTGCTGCTATGGCTTTTCGCCAAATAGAAAAAGTAGCAGTTGCGGAACTATCAGTAACTTGAACAGATAAATTTACTGGACCTGAAGATGAATTATCAACTTGTATTTGTTTTACCAAACATCTTGCTCCAGAGGGTGATGTTAAAATACTTGTAGTATTTGTACTTGTTAAATTTATTCCAGCGTTTTTATATTGAATTGTCATGATAAGAAATAATTAAATGCATCCTGTTCATTTTTTAACTCTTGTTGATATGAGGTATTTAACTTATCTTTAATAGTTTGTAAAGATTGTGCTATTTGTCTTTGGTTGTCCTCCATGTAAGTGGGTGTAGGCTCTGGTATTTGAACATCAATTCTAGCCATTATCTCATTCCGTCAGGTTGCACATCTGCTCTGAAGGTGCCATACCTCCAACTTTGATCAGTTGAAGTATTTGCAACTTTTATACTAGCAAATCTTGATCTTGCTCTTGTATCAACTTTATCTGTTGAGCTATTTATTGTAAAAGGTCCAAGAGGTGAGGATGTTGCGGTGTCCGTTGGAAATTTTCTCAGATTAATAGTAACTTGTGCATCACCCGTAAGTAATTTAAAATCAGGTATAAATCTTCTTATACTCATAAAAAATTGACCATCACCATCTTGAGATAAATCAAACTCTCCTGATTGAATAAAAGCAGGTATGGCAGTCTTTGCTCCAGTAGAATCTACTTGATTGTTACCAATTTCGTGAGCGTAATAAGTTGATGCACCGTTTGCGCTCGTAACTCCTTGAATTGTTGGAAATGTTGGAGTGGCTGTCCCTGAAAATTCAGTGGCATATGGATTGTCATATAACGTTGCATCGTACCAAGTAGTTCTTGAAAGTGATCCAGTCGTCCAAGTTTGCTCTGTATAATTATAGGTTACTACTCTATCTATTAATGTAGAACCTGACTTAGGATAAAACCAACTTATCTCTTTATAAAGATGATTTAATCCAGCATAAATTTGTTCACCGTTATCATAACTAATACCTAAATTATCTCCTTTATCTGTAAAGACAAAGTCCTCCACTAAACATGGTAGTGACTTAACAGTACCGTCATAAACAAAAAATCCACCAGCTTGCCCCATCCAATAAACAACACCATTTGCGTAATACACTGCATGTTGTCCAATAAGACCACAATTAGAACCGACTTGTCTTATAGAAAAAGTAAAAGGTGGTCCTACAAACTGCATAACATAAGCTGACGTATCAGTTAAAATTAAAATATAATCTTTACCTCTTACAGCCCCTACTATTTTTGTACCAGAGTCTATTCTAAAAGTACCAGCAGTATTTACAGATGTAGGAGTATAATCTGATATGTCTTCTTGATCAGAAAATCTTATAAACATTTTATCTTGTGATACACGTGTTCCAATTGTTGTTTCAGTTCCGAGTAAAATTAAATGTCGATCTCTTTCAGAAACAATAGACATAACTGAAACTGTAGGAGCTCCACTTACAAGTGTTGCTCTAGTTGTTAAAGCTCCAGTTGTGGTGCTAATTGTATCCCACTCAAATGTTTGTCCATTTTTTACTGTTGCAATTAATTTTGAACCAAAATGATCTAAAGACCAAGATGCAGATCCAAGAGTAACGCCACCTGTTAAAGACGCTGATCCCCATCCTAAATAAACTTCTACAGAGGCTCCGCTTGCATGAGCTGATCTTGTTCCCGCAGTGGCTCTTGTTATGCCTGTCAAATCGTTACCTGAAACTCCAGTATAAGAAATAAACTCTGCTGCAACCTTTATAACTCCAGAAGTAGGAAATCCAGTAGTATCTTGAAGTGTTATTGAAGTCCCTGACCCTCCAGTTCCTGCAGTGTCATCTTGTAATAAACCATTTAAAGTATTAATTACTCCAGAAGAGCCTCCCCACCCAGAGGTGCCATATCCAAATCCTGAAGTTTGACTTAAGGGACCAACTTTTACATAAGGATTTATCGTAGCAGATCCGCTAGCTGCAACAGTCGTGCCAGCATTAGCAGCCATAGTAATTGTAAAAGTATCTTGAGTTGGCACATCAATAACTTCAAAAGTGTTTGTTGTAAAATCCGCTGCAACGTATCCTGCTCCGCTTGGCGGTGTAACAGATGAAAAAGTAAATAAATCTCCAGCAGAAAGTCCATGAGCAATTTTATTTACGGTCACGGTTGGACTAGTATTAACGGTTGTAAATGTTGCTCCAGTCACTGCAGTGGCTAAAGGAGTGACATCATAAAAAACACCTTCAAAATATATTATTAAAGCTTTACTTGTGCCGATAGCTGCATATCTTCTACCGTCTAAATCTGCCCAAACCAATTGATCTCTCGCTGCTCCCACTAAGGTATCAGATGTTAATTGCTCCCAACCACCTATTTTTTCAGGCAAGCCATATCTAAACCTAACAAAATCTCCATCAGTCCATTGTCCCTCTGCTCCTACGGGAGTGACTTGTTTGTTGAATCCTGGTCTTATTTCTACATTTGTTAATGGCATTCCAAATTATAGCATATTTATCTTACTTCATAAAGATTTGGACAGAAATTCTAGGTATGGTAGGACTTAAAACAGTATTTACTTTGTGTTTGAGTGGAGTTTTGACAATAATTACGGAGTTACCAACAATGGGTATGTAGCCATGAGCTCTAGAATCTGCAAACATAAATTCACCACCCCATTGTTCATTCCAACCATGATTTATGTAATAAGTGGCAGCATATCTCCAAGTGTCATCGACATGCCAATTAATACCAGAACCTTTTTTCATATAATGAATATTAGTGTGCTTGTTATCTGGTTTCTCAAGTTGAAAATAAGGATTAAGGGTAACTAAAGTTTTTAATTTTTCAAAAGGTGGATAATTACTTACTTGATTTCTAAGAGGGGGTATTAGGTTATTTATTAAACCATCTGGCCATATACCTTTAGATGAGTGTAAATTTATTTTTTTTCTCTCTTTGATAATTGCATTATGTATACCCTTATAGGTATTGTGGTCTAAAAAATTTTGTATCCACCATAATTTTCCAGCTATAGAGTAAGATAACTTCACAATTCTTAATTATTATTTAGGTTGAATTTAAATTTTTGTGGCATATAGTCGGTTATATAATAGTTTAATAAATAATGGAAGATAGAAATCATAAAGAAAACTCAGTAAAAACACAGAATATATTTTGCACTTGTATTGGATTTAAAAGTTTAAATTTATCTAATCTTAAAATAATAGGTAAGGGATTTGAAAAAAGTTTTGAATCAGGTGTAAACACCACTTTAAGAAATCAAACTTTATTTGACGAAAGCTCCATGAATTATTTAAATGTTGAAATTACTTCAATATTAGCAGAATTATTAAAACCTTTTTGTAAGACTTTTGTATTTAACATATCGAATATTTGGATAAATAGATATGATGAAAAAGATTATCAAGGAGCACATGTACATCCTTCTGATTTTTCTTTTATAATTTATTACAAAAGTGATAAATCACACACTGTTTTCAACAGTCCTTTTAGTAAATTGCTAGAAATATCTAACAATAAATTACATGATAGAATATATGAACCTTCACTTAATAATGGAGATATGATAATATTTCCTTCTTACTTAGAGCATTGGGTAAGACCTAATTCTAAAAATACTACCATTGCTGGTAATATAGATATAGTAGATCTAAAAAAATAATGGCTCCTATAAAACATAAATTAATTAAAAACTTTTTAACTTTAAATGAATTAAATTTATTGCAAAAATATTGTTTCAATAAATTAGAATTGAATAAAGATTACGTAATAGATAATCAATCCTTTTCACCAGGTTGGTATGAAGATCCACTAATGACAGCTTTATTAGATATTAAGTTATTAAACATGGAAAAAATATGTAATTTAAAACTATCTCCTACATATGCTTATTGGAGATATTACGTATTTGGTGCAACTTTACAAAATCATAAAGATAGAAAAGCTTGTGAAATATCTGTGACAGTGTGTATTAAGAAATATGATAATTGGCCTTTAACAGTAGGAAAAGAAGAGATAGAATTAGAGGAAGGAGATGCTGTTATTTACCCTGGATATCACGAGACTCATGGAAGACCGGGTATTTATAAAGGTGAAGGTATGGCACAAGTTTTTTTACATTATGTAAATAAGAATGGACCTTTTAAAGATCATGCTTATGATAATATGTTAAAACAAGGAAAGGATAGGTAAAGAAAATGAATGAAAAAACAGTCAACATAACTAATTTTATTGGTGTGTATGATAATTATATTACGCAGAATGATTGTGATAAAGCTATTCAATTATACGAAAATCAAGATAAATTTAATAACACAATAAATAGAATAAGCGGAGAACAAGCTTCTATTTTACAAAAACAAGATCAACAATTTTTTGCAGCACCTTTTAATTTAAATGTGTGGTGGGAACAGTTAAAACCAATGATGGTTAATTTTGATATAGCTTGGAATCATTATGTTAAAAACACAGGAGCAAGTGATGCTTATGGAGTTCCTTTTCATTTTACAGATATGAAAATACAAAAAACTTTACCCACAGAAGGTTATCATGTTTGGCACATAGAACACGGAAAAGGGTATGGTAATGAAGCTAGAGCTTTTGTTTTTACTATATATTTAAACGATGTAGAAGAGGGTGGAGAAACAGAATTTTTACATTTTTCAAAAAGAGTTAAGCCTAAAACAGGAAGAATAGTTATTTGGCCTGCGGGTTTTCCTTATGTTCATAGAGGTAATTCACCATTATCAGGAAAAAAATATATTTTAACTTCTTGGATGATGCTAAGATAAAATGGATCATACAGAATTTATAATGGAGATTAAAAATATATTATCTCAAGATTTTATAGATAAAATTATATCTCTAACAAATGTAAAATCTAAAGAGGATTTACAGATTGGTATGGGTTATAAAAAAAGTGGTGTAGATAAAAATAAGAGAGATGTAAAAGGCTATTCTTTAGGTGATAATAAAACACCCACAGATATTTTTTATTGGAATTACATAAAAAAAGAAATAGAACGAATTTACTACTTTTACAAAATTAAATTTCCTTTAATGTCTAGTGAAGTAATTAATCAGATAGATTTGCTCAAATACTCTAAAGGCGGTAAATATGAAGTGCATATGGATCATTTTAGTGATACACCTAGACACTTAAGTATTATTATGAATTTAAATGATGATTATGAGGGTGGTGATTTAACTTTTACAGATCAACAAGGAAAAGAAATTAAAAGATTAAAACTTGGTAAAGGTTCAGTAATATTTTTTCCAAGCAATTTTATGTATCCTCACAGTATTAGACCGATTACTAAAGGAACTAGGTATAGTATAGTGGCTTGGTTACAGTGATGAGTAAGACGTAGGTCTTGCACCTTTTCTTGCTATTTGGTCCTCTTCACTTTCTGTAGTTTCCGATCCGTCATCATTAGTTGTAACGATAACATCTGCGTCCCAATCGGCTTGTAATTGTGATAAGTGAGCTGCATCCCACTTTGTTATAAAATCAGAAAAATCACCTAAGTTTGCATTATTCCAAGTTGCATGAGGTTTACCGTCTCTGTACTCAACAGTGTCATTGTGATCTAAATTATCTGCAACGTATTGAATAGCCCAGACATCTGCATATTTACTTTGATTCCAAAAAGCATCATCATCTAAAATTTTGTAAGCTGTTCCAGCACCATTTTCATTTTTTACAGTTTGATTGATAATTTTTTTATCATCCATTACTACTGTCCATGTTGAATTTGTTGCCATAAATCTCCTACGTTTTTATAATGTATATCACAGTTAAATAAGGTTGTACAACTGAAGTTGCATCTCCCGTAAAGTTAGCACTCATATTGTGAGAGTGTCCAGAGCCAGAACCAGCACTACCTGTGTTTGTAGGGTTGTTGATGAAACCTCTAGCTGGGTTGTTTGGGCCACCACTCGGTGAAAATAATTGTGAACGATTACCACCAGTTGAGTGAGAGTGAGAAGCTAGTTCTGCTTCTGATAAAGTATGGTTAGCTGTAGAGCCTGCAACATTTCCAGTTGATTGAACAGTATTTGCTCCACCAGTTGATGCTAAAGCTTTGTTATTTGATTTTCCAACTGCAACATTATCTTGTAGGTCAGGCACATTAAAATTTCCACCACCAGGATCACCATAAGTAGTTCCAATGATTGCAAATAAAGCAGAGTAAGTTGATTGACTTACCGCTTGACCATTACATTCTAAGAAACCTGATGGCACTGAAGAAGAAGACCATGGCACAATAGTTGCCGTAGGAATACCCTCGATACCTGTAAGGTTTGCTCCAGAAAAATCGTATTTTGTTGCTTCGTAATTTGACATATTATTTCTCCGTGTAAGTCCATCCTACATTAGAACCAGAATAAACTAATCCAAATGCTGCACCTTCTGTATTAACAACTAAGTCAGATGATGCATTGGCTATTTTAGAACTATTTCTTCCTACAGTCAACGCTGCAGAGTCAAAAGTGTATCTTGAATCTACAAAATGCACTTCATCACCAACTGCTGGTGATGCTGGTAATGTAATCGTGACTGCTCCACCGTTTGTTTCAACAAAAAGCTTAGCCCCTGCTTGAACAGTTTCAGCGGCACTTACCGTTCTCCATTTTCTATATTCGTTTGCCTTTACAACATTTGTACCATCAGAGTAAAGCACATAACAATTACCCTCACAAAGTAAAACTCCTGTTCCACTTGCTGTTTTAAAAGTTAAAGTGTAACCTGCATGATCTGTTCCATCTATTACATTGTAAACTTTTTCTATACTATCAGGGACAGTGACTGTTCTATTTGCAGCTAAAGTTCCAGTTAGTTTCAGAGTAGCATTTCTAGCGTTTGAGATAGTTTTATCAGTCATGACTAAAGCAACATCAGATGATGCTACGCCAATCTCTTCATATCCTGCAATGGCTTGTTGAACTAAATTTAAATTATTATTTGTATTGTCTCCCCAAGTACCAGCGTTTTCACCGGTTACCATTAGTTCAAGTTTCAGATCACTTGAAAAAGAACTTGCCATAAATTTTTATCTCCTAAATTAAATTATTTTACCAAAACTAAGCAGCCAAATCAACCTCAGTCCAGGTATTATTAACTCCTAAATCTACTTCCTGCCATGGCGTAATATTAACGCTACCAATACTTGAAGTCAATGATATGCCTGTTACTGGAACTAAAGCATTTGCTACAGTGCCTTCTTCTCCCAAAGAAGAGGTCATAGAAACTCCAGAAACACCTACAATTTGAGCAGGTATTTCTGTATGTTGACCTAAGGTCATTGTAGCTTGTATTCCGCTTGGTTGTTCAGTGGTAGTTTGAGCTAAGCTGAAGTTACCCTGACTTGAAGTCATTTGTACACCAGTGACATCTACTGGTGTTTTTAGACCTGCTACGGTAGTGCCTATTGAGCCTGTTAATGATCCAGCACTTGTTACTGTTACATTAGCATCTCCTACAAAACTCAAACTTCCTATAGTAAAATCAAGTTGATCCTCAGAGGCAAAAACTGTTATGTCTTGATCTATTTGAATTGAAAAACTTCCAAAAGTAGAGCTTAGTTGACCAGCGCTTGTAACAGATACTGTTACATCTGTTTTACCAACAGCCGTTCCTATTGAGGATGTTAATTGTTGTCCTGTTACTGCAACAGAGAATGCTTCACCCCAAGATAAGTTACCCCAAGTTCGTCTACCCCAACCGATACCTGTTAATTCTGATTCGTCAACTGTTGCTGCTCCAGCGCTTGTTGTGGCAGATATACCAGTTACAGGCACACCTATGCCGATAGTTGTGCTACCAGCGGACATTGAAGAAGATAAACCAGTTGCTGCAAAGGTGAAAGATATTCCTGCTGTTTGTGATCCTATTGATGATGAAAGTGATATACCAGAAACTTCAACGTTTGCATCTCCAGTTTGTGTAACAGATCCGATGCTAAATGATGCACTTATTCCTGTTATTGTCGGTTGAGAACCAGATAAATCACCCCATTCATTTTCACCATAGGTGTCTCCACCCCAACCTACTTGGATTTCATTGTCTACTGTTATACTGCCAATAGAAAAAGTTGATTGAAGATTTGTGCTGCTTAGGGTTACGTCAAGGTTACCGAGTGTACCCCAGTTTTGAAAACCCCAAGTTTGATTACCCCAAGCAGACACATTATACCCTTATTAAGCTAATCTTAATATAGCTGCAGATGTTGTGAACGCAGGGAACTGAATTGTAAAAGTTCCAGACGTTGCAGTTTTATCACCGCCAAAATCTAATACAGCCACAGCATCAGTAGTATTTGAACCACCGTCTGTTGTTGTGTTGTAAATTAATGCACCTCTTGCCGTAAGAGTTACACCTACGAAAGATAAATCAGCAAAATCAGTGATCGCAACTGAAGATGAAACTTTTACACCTTGGTTGACTAAAGCTTTTCCGCCAGCAGTATATCCTGATGGTGATGAAACTTCGTTCGCAGTCGCATAGTTTGTTGTTGACTTACCTAATGTTGCTGAACTTGTAAACATCGCTAATTTGTATGTATCAGACGATGTATCAAAGTCATGTTTGCCTTGTAATAATTCTTTTTTAAAACTATCACAAATTGCATTAGTTGTTATTGCCATAATTGTTCTCCTTAACTTGTTGTGTTTGGAGATGGAGAGGCTACCTTAACTCGTGGCACGCCATCATCATACTCCGCACGTCTTCTTCTGCCCATTTGTTGTAGAGCAAAATTCTGTATTTCTTCATCATACTTGCTTTTATAGAGGTTGTATAGATCCATGGGACCTTTTAAAAACCTAAAAGCCTCAGATAAAACTCCATGTAACAACATAGATTCCTGGTACGTAGATAAAAAAGTATTATTAGTGGATGTAAATTGTGGTGGATCTTTTATATAGTTAATTTGACATGTATCTGCAGCAGCAGGTGTCGGAGCTACCAATATAGCAAAATCATCATAGTTAGCAAAATATTTAGGCGTGCCTTGTGCTCCAGAGCCGTTAAATTCTGTTATAAAGCTAATATCTCTTTTTTCTAAAAAGGTTCTTACTCCTCCAGAGATATGCTCTACAGATCTTAGTATTAAAGAATCAGATGGTATCGTAAGTGCTCTATTACCAGCTGTAAATGTTGAAGTCGCATATTTTCTTAAATCATCGTAATCGACTTTTCCAGCAACATCTAATTCAACAGATCTTATAAAATCCTGAATTATAGCATCTGTTAATACATTGCTATCTACTTCAGTGTAGTTTCTTACTTGAGTTAAAAAATTTGCGTGTGTTATAGCCATTATGTAATACTCACTGTTATTGAACCTAATAAGGCATCTAATTGTCTTCTTCTATTTTGTACAGACGGATCCTCTGGTTCCATTGAATTTATATTTGTAGATAATGACGGATCACTATGAGAAGCTACAAAAGATTCAGTTCTAAAAGCAAATTGACCTGGTAATGATAAATTAGCAACTCCAACGACTGTGCCACCTGAGTCTGAAATAGTTTGATCAGGAGGTGAATTATTTATAAATTCTTGAGTTGGTTGTTGAAACTTCATTACTCTTGAGTTCTGTAAAGCAATAGCATCTGCAACAGTTCTTCTACGTCTTATCTGTGGATGTTTTGGTTCGAACTCTGATATATGCACTAATGAGCCATTCCACTCTTTTACCATTTCTCTATACGGAAATTCCATGCCTGATCTATCAGATATAGCTTTTGAATTTTTTCCTGTTGCAAATTTAGCCATAATTAAACACTCGTTGGGTAAAATGATTGTGGCGTTATAAATGTAGATGTTCTTTGACCATCCTCATCTAACGCTCTTTTTAATTCATCTTCGTATATTAATTTATTTTGTTGCACTAATTGTGGTGCCACTTTCATTGCTAAATAGTAAGCTAATCCAGCACACATACAAGGTAAAAATCTATATGCAACATCTGCTTGATTTGTGTAAATACCAGCATCCTCTATTCTTTTAATAACATAATACTTTACGTGAGTATATGTATTGAGATCTGGAGCTTGATATAAATATATCTTTGGTGTTGTTAATCTTTCTACATAATACTGAGATGGTGTTCCTGTAGTAAGTTTATTTGGTAATGCTGCATAAGCTGATCTGTCTATTTTAGTTAACGAAACGTCTTGAGTAGATGAACTCTCTGCTGCAATTGATGATGACGATATGTAAGCTTCTAAAACATCATTTACATCTGCTGATACTGTGTATTCAGCTTGACCAGAGGTCAAAGCATTTTCATCTAATTCTACTTTCCATAAATGAATGCCTCTATTACCCCATTCAGCAAATAATAGATTTAGTGAAGTTCTTGCAGATTTCAAATCATAACCTGAGTTTGTTCTGATATTACATCTTTGATAACCCTCTTGAATAATATCATCAATATTTAAATTGAATGCTGTAGTTCCTGATGTTCCCATTATAAAATATCCTTATAGTAATCTGCTATGCCACCTTTACTTTTCTTAGCAATTTTTTCTAATGTTTTAGCTTGTGCTGCATGTGCTTTTGATGCTTTTTTAAGTTTGTTAGCAACATTTTGTATTCCACCTTTATTATTTAATTTTATTTTTTTATGTCTTATATCAAAAAGAGCTTTAGCTCTTTCTGCATTTGTTTTTCCATAAGACACAATAGCTTTTCTAGCCTCTCTCATAGTTCTTGTAGCATCTTTACGCCCTGCTTTTCTAGATTGTTTTAAAACATATTGAGTCATGTCCAAAATTTTTTCTGCTTTGTATCTTTGTCTATCTAACTTTTCTAATGCATCTACAAATTTTTTATCACCTTTTTTTACGGCTCCAGAGGCTCTATGTTCATCATATTGCTTTCTAGTTTTTTCAAAAGCTTCTTTTTTAATTTTCTTAAAAGGTTTAGATCTTACAGCAGCCTTAATGCCTGTTTTTAGTAAACCACCAGCTAGTTTTTTTTCAACTTTAAATATCATGCCTACTGGTTTTATTTTAATGGTTCTTTTCTTCATCTTAATTTTGCTAAATCTTGTTTTGTTAATTTACCACTTCCATGCATTTTAATTCCATATTTTAAATCATCTTTTGCATCTTTTCTTCTACCAGCGCCTTTAACGCCTGATTTCATAATATCTGTTATACTTCTCCCGCCAGCTTTTTTATAAGCTTTGTAAGAAGCTTTTATTCCTTTGGTTAGTAAGCCACCTAATAACATTTTTTTGTACATTACTTAAATCCTTTCAACATATCACCATAATAACTTTCGTAACTTTTATTAGATATGTATTTACCATCTATCTCTGATTTTATATATGATCCAATATATTTTTCTGGTTTTATTTTTGTACCTGGAGCTTTAGATGTCGTTTCACTAAATTGTGCTCTACCCATAGCAGCTTTCACAACTTTTTTCTCAACACCTTTAATAGTGCCTTTGTTTTTAGAGGCATAGAATACGGCTTTACCTTCTTTTTCACCATATTGATCTTTCATAGATCTCATTATTTTTTTGCCTTTTTTATTTAGTGGCATTACTCCTCCTTTTGAGCCCGGGCTTTGTGATCGTATTGTTTCACCTTTTTCCGGTTGTACAACTTCTTAGATAATACCACCTTTAATTTGTATAATCTAGACCTAAGATTTTTTGCTATTGGATTACGTAAGATCCGTGGCATTACCAATAACGGGTTTATATTTGGTTTTACCATCTTCTTTAAAAGCCCGTAATAATTGTTTTCTTGGTTTATCGGATACGTAACTGCAGTGGACCCATCCGCTGTTTGGTTCACCAGGAGTGTAGAATTCAAGTATCATTTGATCCCAATTTAAATTTGATTTAATCCAGTCAAAAACTTCAGCATTATCTGTGCCCAGACATTCGAAGTCGACCGCCTCCGCACGGGTATGTTGCGAATTTAAACTGCTGCCAATTTTTACACATAATTCAGGGCTACGAAAGCAACTGGTCACTGTTACTCTACCGAAGTGGTCACGAACTGGCTGTAAAATATTTTCACAAAGTAATTTTAATTTTTCGATTTGATCTGCATTAGGGTTATTATCGATACCCAACCTAATGGCTGTGTCTGATTTTATTAGCTCTGCTAAGCTAAAATTTCTAGAAAGTTTCATTTTGTATATTGTAACACGTGTTTATATAGTTTTGTCAATATCATTTAAGTGCGGTTTTCAGGTAATATACTACATGAGTAAGTCAAGTACAACTGATTGTCGTTTATTGAACCACCCATTTCTTCAGTAAAAGTAACAATTAATTCACCACCTGCTTTAACACATTTATTCCATGTCTCAAATTTCTCTGTGAGTTGCATTGGTGCATCACAACCCCCTGCTACTTTAGAGCAGATATAAAAAACTAAAAAATATTTCATTATTTTAAATGTAATTTCTTAATGGATTTTTCACCCATATAGATTTCTGTTTCCGCT